GCGGCGTTTTGGAAGGCGTTGCAGTTCGCGGCCACAGACGCCATCCGCCACCCCGAAACGGCGCACACCTGCTGCGGTATCACAATGCAGTACAGCCGTGCATGGCTGCGGATGCATCTGCCGTCGGGGCGGGTGCTTTACTACGCCGCTCCCAGAGTCGATGAGCACGGCGCGCTGTCCTACATGGGCACGCATCCGATGACGCGCAAATGGACGCGCATCACCACCTACGGCGGCAAGCTGGTCGAGAACATCACCCAAGCCGTCAGCCGCGACGTGTTGGCCGCCTGCATGCCTGCGATTGAAGCAGCCGGTTACGCGATCGTTTTAACCGTGCACGACGAAATGATTACCGAAGCCGATGACAACGCCGCTTTCAATGCCGCGCACTTGGCCGCACTCATGGCAACACCGCCGCCCTGGGCGCAGGGGTTGCCCTTAGCGGCGGAAGGCTTCCAAACCCACCGGTATAGGAAGCAATGATGACCATTCCCCGTGAGCGGACAATCGAACGTTATTTAGTGGCCCAGGTCAGGGCCAAGGGCGGTGAAATCCGCAAGGTGAAATGGGGTGGCCGCCACGGTGCGCCGGACCGTATCGCCATGCTGCCCGAGGGGCGCACCCTGTGGGTGGAACTCAAAGCCCCAGGCCAGCAGTGCACACCGCATCAAGTCCGTGAGCATGAGCGCATGCGCCGCATGGGCCAGCGCGTGGTCGTGGTCGATTCCTTTAAAGGCGTGGATGAGGTGCTGGCGTGACTCAGAAAAACGCTTTGATGATCAGTGCCACCAGGCTAGTGACGATCACACCGAACATCCATTTTAGTAGCAGCATTTCGCCTTTTATTTCAACGAAGCGTTGGTCTACTTGGGCGAAGCGCTGGTCCATGTTTTTATCCAGCTGTGCAAAGTCTTTAGCAATTTGTTCAAAGCGCTGGTCAACCTGCGCAAAGCGCTGGTCTATTTTCTCAAAGCGCTGGTCAACTTGCGCAAAGCGCGTATTCACCTGCGCAAAGCCTTCCTTCATATCGGCTTCAAGACGCGCTAATGCCTTGCCGTTTTTAGATTCAGACTCAGCAAGGCCTTGTAAATTTATTTCTAGCACTTCGGCCAAGGCTTCGGCTTCGGCCTCTGCGTGCGCCGCAGGAACCCCTGCCGTTTTCAGCCGGTTCGCAAATTTAAGCGTATCGAACGCTACGGATGTCACACATAACCCCGCTTTAGCTCCATGTGATGGCGAGTATAGCAGCGCGCCTCCCGCCCATCCTGAAGTGCTGCACGGAGCGTTGGCATGAACCTGCGCCCCTACCAACACACCATCGTTGATTTCATCCTGACGCACCCACGCTGCAATCTATTCGTGCCAATGGGTTTAGGAAAGACGGTGGCAACGCTGACGGCGTTAGATGTGCTCCTGGTGGTCGAAGACATTGCGCCTATTTTGGTGATTGCTCCGCTGCGCGTTGCTGCCACGACATGGCCGGATGAGGTGGCCAAGTTCCCCCATTTGCGCCATCTGCGGGTGTCCGTGGTCGTGGGTAGTGCGGCGGCACGTCGCCACGCCTTGGAGCAGGACGCGGATATCTACTGCATTAATTACGACAATCTGAAATGGTTAGTGGAGTTTTATCAGGACCGTTGGCCGTTCCGTATGGTGGTCGCCGATGAGTGCTCCAAGCTGAAAGGGTTCCGGCTGCGGCAAGGAACACGGCGGGCCCGCGCACTGGCCAAGCATGTGCACACCAAGGTGGAGCGTTACATTGGGTTGACCGGAACGCCCGCGCCGAATGGGCTACAGGACCTGTGGGCGCTGATGTGGATGGTGGATCGTGGGGCACGGCTTGGGACTCATTTTAAAGCGTTTATCGATCGCTGGTTCCGTGCGGTGCAGATCGGCAGTGATCCGCATGCGGTGCGCCTTGTGCCCGCGCCAAATGCATCTCAAGAGATTCAAGACAAGATACGCGACCTCTGTTTATCACTTGATCCACATGCGTATTTCGATTTACGCCAGCCGATTGTCAATACGATTCGCGTTGCGTTGCCAGAACATGCGCAACGTCTGTACAAGGCCATGGAACAAGACATGTTCATCGCATTGGAATGCGGTACCGAAGTAGAAGCCTTTAACGCCACCAGTAAAACCATAAAATGCCTGCAACTGGCCAATGGTGCGCTGTATACCGATGACACACGCCAGGCTTGGGAAGTCGTCCACGACGCAAAACTAGAGGCGCTGCACGACATTATCGAAGAAGCCGCCGGTATGCCGGTGTTGGTGGCGTATCACTTTAAAAGTGATGTAGCACGGTTGCAGCGTGCCTTCCCCAAGGGACGTGCTTTGGACAAAAACCCCGACACGATCCGCGATTGGAATGCGGGGAACATTCCCGTGCTATTTGCCCATCCGGCCAGTGCCGGTCATGGCTTAAATCTGCAAGACGGCGGAAATATTTTGGCCTTCTTCGGCCACTGGTGGGCGCAGGTACGTAACGGCGTGTTGATGCGCACCTGCACCGTGTGCGGCGGCAGTGGCACGGTTCCGATTAGTGATCGTAAGCGCGCGGCGGCGCTTGGCCGTGATGTATCTACGTACTGCATGCGGTGGCGCGGCCTGTACGAATGGCTATTAGAAAAGCTGCGCGCGGCGGAACAGCACGCGGCGGCGGAGCTGAAAGCGGCGTTACTGGAAGACGCTGCATAGTGTTGGCTTGATTGTCCAATACTTTTTCGCTACCTTCTTCCAAGAGTGGCGCTATGTCTGTTTCTCTAACGCTTCTTGAGTGCCGCCCTTGCCCACTTCTGCCCCTTAACGCAGCGTGGGGCTTTTTAACTCAGATAAAGCCATGAAAACCGCCTAAAGGCGGTTTTTTATGTCCGTTTTCGCCAGTGCGGAAACTATTTAGTAAAATTACTAAATAAGTTGCGGAAATGATTGCGGAAATGATTGCGGAAATGATTGCGGAAATGATTGCGGAAATGATCGTAGTTTTCTTATAATGATTCCATTATAAAACAATAAGTTATAATGGTCACATACTGCTAGGTGTATTGATAAGCTTCAATCACCTATTTTAGGCACTAAAGCCCTATGATTGTTGCGTCATCTGCTGCGTATGCCATGCACGAAGGCGACGCACTGCGGCTGCTTTGCGACATAGACAGCGCAAGCGTGGACGCGGTGATTACCGATCCGCCGTACTGTTCCGGTGCGATGCGGATGTCGGATCGCTTCAAGCCCACGAAAAGAAAATATATCAACAGCACCACTAAACATATTGCCCCTGATTTTGATTGCGACTTCCGCGACCATCGAGGTTTTTTGGCGTGGTCCAGCCAATGGCTTTCAGAGTGTCGCCGCGTCACGCGCCCTGGTGGTGTGCTTTTAGTGTTTACTGATTGGCGGATGCTGCCAACGCTCACCGATGCCGTACAGAGTGCAGGCTGGGCGTGGCAGGGCATTGTGGTATGGGATAAAACGCCTGCATGTCGTCCCCAGCTAGGCCGGTTCCGCAGCCAAGCCGAATTTATCGTCTGGGCGTCCTGTGGCTTGATGAATCCCAAAGCGCATCCGGTCACGCCGGTAGGCGTTTTTGCTACCGGCACAGCGCCCCGCGAAAAGCGGCACCAAGTGGGAAAGCCGTTAGCGCTGATGGAGCATCTGGTAAAGATCGTCCCCCCTACCTCTACGGTCCTTGATCCATTTGCAGGCAGCGGCACAACCGGCGTTGCCGCCTTGCGTGCTGGACATCAGTTTATTGGGATGGAGATATCACCGTGGTACTGCGATGTAGCGAAGCAGCGTTTAGCAGATAGCACGTAACGCGCCACTGAGTGAAACGCGTTCCAATCCCCGCTGTTTAGCGGGATTTTTTTGGCTCATACCGCCTTCGGGCGGTTTTTTGCGTACTGGAGTCCCCCCATGCAGACCATTGGTGAAGAAGGCATTGCACTCATCAAGTTTTTTGAGGGTTTGCGGTTGCAGGCGTACATATGCGAAGGCAGTGCGCTGACGATTGGTTACGGCGAGACGGGCAAGCATGTGACGCCTGATATGTGTCTTGCCAATGAGCAGGAAGCCGATGCGATGTTACGTGCTCGATTAGCCAAAGAGTTTGAACCGGCTGTACGGCGTTATGTGCGTGTGCCACTCAAGCAACAGTAGTTCGATGCGTTGGTATCGCTGAGCTTCAATATTGGTGTGGGCGCGTTTCACCGCTCGACCTTGCTAAAGCGGCTCAATGCCGGTGATGTTGCTGGTGCGGCGCAGCAGTTTCATGTGTGGAAATGGGCGGGCGGTCGTGTGCAGTCTGGCTTAATCATCAGGCGTGCCGCCGAACGTGTGTTATTTGAATATGGTGACTGGCGTGCCGAAGCGGAGAAACAGCGTGCTGCTTTGAAGAGCAAGGGCCGCCGTGATTGATCCCTCGCTGCTGCCTGCCTGGTGGAAAGAGGCGTTTTATGTGTGCCTGGCGATGGCCACGGGAACGCTGAGTTATTTAATGCGTGCACTGGACGCTAAAGAGAGGCTGGCTGTCTCCCGCGTGTTGATTGAGGCGGGTGGCTTACACATTGTTAGAAAACCAGCAGTACAACGGTACGACGCAGTACGGCTATTTTTATCTTGTCCTGGATGATGGGAGCGACGCACCGCCTTCCAATTTGCTGTCGACAATCTATTACGCCATCGAAGCAGTGCGTCCGCTGACCAGCACCTTCGGCGTGTTCCCTCCATCCGTGGTGCTAGCAGAAGTCAGCATGACGATCACCACAGACGCAGGCTACGACCACGCGGCGACAGTCTCGTTAGTGGGAACGGCCTTGCAAAACTATATTAATTCGTTGCCACTGGGCACGCCGCTGGCGTGGTCGCGGCTAACACAGGTCGCTTACGATGCCTCCCTAAGCGTCACAAACGTTTCGGCAGTACGCCTCAACGGTGACACGGCAGATATTGCGACCACTCACCAGCAGGTCGTGAAGGCCGGAACAGTCTCGGTGGCTTGATATGGCAACAGGTGACCAAACCGACATCTTTAGGCGCATCAAGGCGCTGCTCCCGCAATAGTTCAGCGACAACACGCCGGTGCTTGATGCGCTGTTGCGCGGCTTCGCCTACGCCACGGCGTTCGTGTATGTCCTGATCGCCTATGCGGCACGTCAAACCCGTATCAAGACGGCAACCGACGGTTGGTTAGACATGATTGCGGCTGACTTTTTCGGCGCGTCGCTGCTGCGCAAGCCTGGGCAGTCCGATGCATCGTTTAGGGCGCGCATCCTTGCCGACCTGTTCCGCGAACAAGCCACACGAAACGGCCTTGTGAAGGTGTTACCCCCCCTGACAGGCCGCGCTCCGCGCATCCTTGAGCCGCAGCGACCTCTGGACACCGGAAGCTATGGCGGGCCGCTCCTCGGGTACAGTCTGGCGGGCGGCTATGGGTCAATGCTGCTGCCGTATCAGGCGTTTGTGACCGCATTCCTACCAGCAGGCACGGGCATCCCCTACGTAGCAGGCTACGGCACCCCAAACGGCGGCTATGGGCAAGCTTCGCAAGCAGAACTAGCCTCAATACGCATGATTCAGGACGCTGTGACCGATGCGGAAATTTACGCGGCCATCGACAGCGTCAAACCCGCCAGAACGATTGTCTGGACGCACATCAGTAATTAGCAAAGTAACCGTCCATCCCCATTCACTCAATCTGGCTGCCTTCGTGCAGCTTTTTTCTTTACTGGAGACTTCATCTTGTAATCGTCAAACCGTCTACGCCGGTGCTATCCCACTGGAAACGGATTTACTGAACACCAACCGTAACGCACTCGTTGGCCTTGGAAAGCTCGCCGCCGCCATGCTCGGTACGAGCACGCTGGTCAATGGCCTGGCGTGCGTTCCGACGGCACCAGCAACGTTACATGTGCAGGTCCTTGCTGGCGAGATTTACAGTCTGCAAAACCTCGATGGCACCGCCTTCGGCTTTTTACCGTGGCGCATTGCAGCCGTGCTAATTGGCATTGCAGCCATGATCGGCATCGGTGCGGCGTGCAGCTACAAGGCAGAACATGCGCACTACGCGCCGCAGCAAATGAGAAGATACAGGCGCTCACCATGACCAATAACACATTAACTGCCTCGCTCAAGAAGCAGAACCAGGCCATCAACGATCTGCAAACGGAAGCCAAACGACGCGAGCAAGCGGCCACGGCAACCATGCAGCAAGCGCGACAAATCACCATGCAAAGCTAGAACCGCGCCGTTAGAGTGCTGCTGGGTAAACCGCCTGCGGGTGTGAATCAGTGCATTGCAACGCAAACCGCATTTGATGAGGAGTGACGCAATGAGCGAGGCGCACAATGAACAGCACACGGCTTAGCGTTCTGTCCGGATTGCTGCTCCTTCTCGCCGCTTGTGCGACCACGACGCCCGTATCCGCAACTCCGATAGAAGCCAGTACGCTGGTGATGGTGCCGTGCAAGATACCAATACCGCAACGCACGCCCTTTGCCGTGGATACGCTCCCCATCGGTGCCAGCATTTGGGATCAGATGGCCGCATTGCGCGCCGAGCGATTGCAGCGGATAGACTACATTGAAGAGTTAGAAGCGGCTGTTAAAGGCTGCCAGCAATATCATCACCAGCACTTTAATACATGCTTATTACATTCATTGCGGAGTATTTCGATAAATTAATTCATTATTTTATATATAATAATAAATGGATTTAAATTCTCCAAGATGGGCATCTGCTCAGATGATTAGAAGCCAACGACCTTACTTAGAGTCATCCTTCTTTTCCTTTAAACTCCCATCAGGATTGAGATGAGTATCTATATAACGATACGTTAATAATAAGCATGTGGAGAGCATAATCGCAATTATCGCTGCACTACCAAGATCCAATGAAGAAATATCCAAATCCGAGATCGAAGTCATTGAACCTAAAGACACGAAAAGAAAAGTAATAGTTGCAGAAATCTTCGCTACAAGTCGTCCACTAGGCCTAGGAAGGTGCGATGCAACAAGACTATAAAATGCAATTATCATCGTCTGAAATTTATTCATTGTTATCACCGTTAAAAGTGGGCACCCAAAAGCATGGTGCCCACAAAGCATCATGAGTTCACAGAAGAAATTAACTTAGAATCTAGAAACATAAGCTATTGGATGGTTGGAGAATCCATCAATCTCTGACTAATGTATCTCCCAATCCCCCAACCTAATCCAGCAGAAAAACCTATAGCACCTCCAGCAAGACCGCCTCGGGATGCACCCGCCACGGTACCGGTGACGGCATAGCCTATAACTGTCCCAATAACAGAACCTGTTTCGAAACCATTAATCGGGCCGAAGGCAGCTCCATCGACTTGCATTATTTCAGAAGTTGATAATTCACGTATATTCATCAT